TCCGGCAACAGGATTTCCGGTAATCGTTGGAATAAACCGTTCCATCATCACGGAAAATGCAATTTTTACATTGTTCGTATTTTTGAACCGCTGAATTATCCGAAAGCTGTTCATCTGCATAGCGTTCTGATAAAGTTTTCTTTTCCATACAATCACCTTCTTTCTGTTATCGTTGCGGGTTTTGCCCTATAACTTCAAGGTCAATATATATCATACTATTAGTTTTCTCGACCTTTGTTACACGAAATGTTGTTCCTTGCTGCAATATGATTTCCGATTCTTGCCCGAAAGTACCTTGTGCGGAAATACCATCCCATTTTTTACCGCCACCGTTGCCGAAAGCTGAAAAAGGTTCGGCGTACATCATTTGAGTACCGGAAGGGGCGTATATATTCAGGATAATATCACCGCTGAATCCCTTGCCCTTTGCAACGCCACACGAACAAAAGCCGTATTCCGTGGGGGTTGTTCCAAGCAAAAGCTGTTCCAATTCGGCTTGCGTGGAGTGCATAAGCTGATCCATTGACACATTGAAAAACTTATCCATACCGCTAAAGCGGCAACCACGCTGTAACCAAAAATCTTCCTTGTAGGTGGATTTTGAAATAATGTCGGTCATGGCGTTAATCTCTTTTCGCATTGCGCCCGGTTTGAACCCGGAATAACTAACACCAATCTGATCCAAATCGACATTACCAACGCCCTTAAAAGCGTTCGTTCCGTATTCAATGCCCCGCAAGGGTTCATTGAACTTGTGGTAACTTGTGGTATAGTCGTAAATGGCGTTTCTTTCCGTTGCTGTGGAAGTTCGCCACACTTCACCGCAAGTATCACGCAACACCGCATCGGCTTCTTTGGTGGATTTCGCCCAAATAGCGGAATCTTTGCGGGCTTGTGAAAAGGTATCATCCACCGCATCCATTATACCACCATTTTCAACTTTTTTCAAATCAGATTGAACCTTTGAAATTTCACTTTCAATCTTCTTCATTTCTTGCTGAACATCGTAGTATGATTTTCCTTCTGTATCAAGTTCCTGCAACTGTTTGTAAAGGTCTTGATACTTCTGCATCAAATCAGGATCGGTTTCAGTAATGAACTTCCCTTCATAATACTTCTTCTTGCCCTCAATGTTCAAGCTGCCCCAATCGGCGGTTGTTACATCGTCCTTCCAAATGCCCGAATAGGTCTTTACCTCGAAATCGTCAAGCTGCTTTTGCAGAGCCGCCTTCTGTTCCTGCAGCTCCATCTGCTGTTTCACTAAAGCTTTTTTCTGCTCGGCAATCAGCTTTTCTTTTAGCTTTTCTTCCCATTCGGCTTTTTGAGCCTGCAATTCTTCCATCTGGCTGTGCAGCTTAGCCATTTTAGAAAATTCTTCGCCCTTTGCGAATTTTTCAAGGCTTCCAAAATCTTTCACAATCTCATCATAGCTCCAGCCGCCCGACTGTTCTTTGAATTTTATTTCCAAGTCCTCAAGCGAAGCGTCGATATTTGCGATATTCGCTTGCAGCTTCTTCTTTGTTAGATATTCCTTTTTCAGCTTTTTATAATGCTCAACGCCGTTTTTCGTGTAAGCGGCAAAGCCCGACTTATCGCCGTCAACAAATTTTTTCTTCCATTCCTCATACTTCATATTTGACGGCACATAGTAGATTTTCCCGTCCTTGCCGCGCGATGCGCGCTCGCCTTTGTCGTCAAAATACGGCGCAATGCAGGTCCTGCACCAGCAATGGAACGGCGGCGCAGTTACGCCTACGGCAAACTCTGACATTTTAAAAACCTTGCCATCAAGGCTGCGGCATTTTTCCGATGTTTTCATGTCCAGCGTGGCAACTATTTCATACCTTTCCACGCCAAGCGCATTAAAGCCGTCCTGCTGCCCCTTGGCAGCAAAAAAGGCAGATTCAGTCATTACTAATCTGCCTGCCGCGTATTTTGAGCTGTTTAATCGTTTTGCCATGTTCCGCACAACTGCTTCTAATGTATCACCGCGTATTACCGCCTGCGCAAGCTCCGTGTGAAGCGTGTTGACCAATTTATCCTTGCTCTGCCATACTCTGCTTGAAAAATCCTTCCCGTCGGCCGCCCAAGGCTTTGCCATGACGCTGTCGATTTTATCCGTATCAAGCTTGGAAAAATCATACCCGACGCCAAAGCCCTTCTGCACCTCAAACGCCGTTTTGTAAAAGCCGTCGCTGTAAATCTTCCTCATGCTTTTGTCTATCGCGTCGAGCTGATTGCCGAATAATGCTTCTAAATGCTGCTGAATCTGCAGCTTTGCCGCTTCCAGCTTCGATATGTGCACCTTTGCCGACGCATTTTCAAGCTGCTTTGCCCATTTGCCGCTTATGCTGTTTTCCTCGCCGCGCTTAATGTACTCCTCAACATCCCAATGAAATTCTTCAAGCTCACCTGCTGACAAAAGCTTCTTCGCTTCGAGAAAAGATATTTCATTGCCTGCCGCCAAGCGGTTATACCAAATTGTAATATCCTTCTCAATGCTTTTTATCGCTTTCTTATATTCTTTTTCAATATCGCCATAGACGCTGACACCCTGCCTGAGCAGAGCCTTTTCAAGCTCTTCAAACCGCTTCCTCCAGTAGCCGCTATGCTTCATCAGCTATCCCGCCCTTAAACTGCCGCATATCCTCCATGCCGTCTTTTTCTTCCTGCTCAATTCTTACAAGCTCCTCTTGAACATTCTGCACATACGGATGATAAGCAAGCATTGTTTCTTTAGAGATTATCCCGACGCTGTTTTTGATGTTGCTGATTGTTTCCGAATCGTTGACAATCATGTTGCGGTTAAAGCTCAGCACAACCTCTTCTGCCGTGAAGTCGCCCTCGCCTGCTGCAATCAGATACTTGTCCACAAACCACAAAAGCTGATCAAACGCTGCCTGAAACTGCATTTCCATCATGTCCGAGTCGAGGTCGATGCCGGCATACATCGAGCGGAGGTTCATCTCATTCGGGTTTTTGCCTACGCTGTCGTCTTTAGCGTCGAAGCCGCGCGCGTTTTCAATCAACGCTTTTTTGGTATTGCTTAAAAAGGCAATGCAGTTTTCCGAATCGCGCTCTATTCTAAGCGTATCGACGCCGCCGTCGCCGCTGACTTTGACAGCTCCATGCCTCATCAGATTGTACCTAAAATCAGCTATGTTCTCACCATCAAAATTCTTTAAGATAAAAACCGTGTCATGCAGGTCCTCGTTTAAGCTGCCCGTCCAAATCGAGCGCGTATTATTTATCGCGTCCTGCAAGCTCTGCACGCGCTGAATCAGCGGAATTTCATGCTGATTGTACTTGAATGCAACGAGCGGAATCTTTCCCCATACGAGCGGCACATCACCCCCCTGCCCGTCTTTTGCCACGGCATACGCGTTTTCGGGCGCGTCCTTGTCTGCAATCAGCCTGCCGCCTGACAGAATATAACGCTTAATGCCGCGGCTATCATACACTTCAATGTGCTGCACCGTTTTTGCCTGTCTGCCTTCATACGCAACAGCCGTATAATGACGAATCGCCATATCGAGCACCGTATGCTCGTCATCGCGCCAAAACGGGCATATTTCATGCGCTGAAAAGCACTTGAATGCCAATTCCCCGTTTTCATTGTAGTACGGATGCACCCAAGCGAGTCCCTCATTTAACGCCCTTATTGCAGCGTTAAATAACATTCTCTGAAAAGCTTTGTCGAACACGAAGCCTAACAGCTTTGTGTATTTATCATTTTGCGAGCGCAGCGAAAACGGCTTGCCCAGCACATACGCCGCCTTCTGGTCAACTATGTTGGCATATTGATTGTCTATGACCTTTGGTTTTTCGCCGCGCCTGATTTTTATCGGCATTCCGTCTGCGTCGTTTTCATAGCTGCCCTTGGATTTAAAATCATGCTCGCCGTTATAATACGCGCTGCCCTTTAGCTGAAGCCTGCGTTTTTCGCCGTGCAGCCAGTTTATCGTCTCCATCGCAATAAACTCTGTATCAGACAGATTTTTTGCCGCGCCTTCTCTTATTGCGTCCTCTGGCCTTTCCGCGCCCGGTCCGAACTGGGCAAATATTCCCTGTAACAAATTTCATCACCTCCTAAAAACTGAAATTTGGCGTTCTCATTTCAGGCTCCATGCCGTATCGCACCGCGTCTATCGCGTGATTATTTTTATCCGGATACGCGCTTATGAATTGCCCGTCCTTGTTTTTTTCATACTCATAGCTGACAAATTCGCGATAGGCATTAGGACAGCGGCGTTTGTCAATGCGTATCTTCGCCCGCTCCTGCAGCCACTTGATGCCGTGCTCTACGCTGTCAGGGCCTTTCTTTGCGCCGTAAATATTAATCCCCATATCGCTAAACTCGGCGATTGTCCGCGCATCCGCGCTGTCGGCAATCACGCGGCGACGGTCTACTTTCTCGCGAATCAGGTCAGCGGCACGCCTGTTTTTTAACTGCTGCTGATAAATTTCATCGAAGATATACAGTATCTCGCGCTTTTTATCATAGTGCATACAGACAAATGCCAGCGGGTCGCGCGCAAATCCGAAATCAAGGCCGTAGCGGCAGCGGTCGAAGCTCTCCGCAAGCTCGTCAGTTATTGCAAAATCCTCGATGTTGTCAAATACGCTGCCGCCCGTTCCTGTCGCTTCCCCGAGGTATTCATGGCGGTACAGCACCTCATTTTTAGCTTTCAGCTTATCCGCTTCAATAAAGAACTGGCCGCCCAGCCATTTTTTTGGGACATTGAGATAAGTCGTGTGATGGACGAGCCTGTCGGGCTCATCGAGAATACATTCTGCATTTACCCAGTTGTCGCGGCTTTGCGGCGGATTGAATGAATAAAAGCCCCAAAATTTTTCGCCGCCGCGCATCAGCGACTGATTAAGGCTGCGTATCTCCTCCATGCCGCTGAACTGGTCAAGCTCTTCTAGCCACACAATGCCCACATAGCCGAACGGCAGCTTGATTGACTTTATTTTCGCTTTGTCGTCAACGCCAAAAAAAAGTATTTTCTGCCCTGTTTTCACATATTCAAATTCAAGCGGCGACACCTTGCTTTTAAAATGCTCCATCAATCCCATCTTTTCAATGCCCCATTGAATTTGCGGGTATACGCTGTGTCTTAGAGTGTTGGCGACCTTGCGCATGACAACGGCATGACAGCTTGGATTTTGCAATAAAAGCAGCGGCAATTGAATACTGACAAATGACGACTTCGTGCTGCCACGGCCGCCTTTTAGCCAATAATGCGTATGCTTATGACTTTGTATGTCGAAAAAAACATCGTCAAAGCACTGCGCAATGAGCTCAGCAATATTAATCATCATCTGCAGCACCTCCCCGCTTAAAAGTAAATGTAATCTTGTCATCCGCGCTCGCGCCGGCAACAGGATTAAGCAGCAAATTTTGCTTTGCGTTAATCGCTTTAATTTTCTTTTCCTGAACCCTCGTCAATGCTTCCTCAATGCGAATGATTTTATCCATCAGAAATTTGCGGCTTTCCTCAAAAGAAACCAGCACCTTCTCAGGCTTTTTGATTTGTATTTTACTGGACGTTCCGCTTTTTTCATCGTAGACCTCGCCGATGGCTGGCATATCCTTCACGGCAAAAACGCTTTTCGTTTCAACAAGCTCTTTTTGCTGGCGAAGCTCATTGAGATAACTAAGCATACGCCGCTCCCTGTACGTCAGCAATCTAATATTTTCATCAATCTGCGCTAGAGGGTCGGTATTAATCGACTGAAACATTTCACGCTCTGCTGCGCTCATCTGGTCAAGCCATATCGTTTCGTGCTCGCCAGTCCTTACAGCATTTTTGTTGCGTTTCGGCGCACCGCCGTTGTTGCCAAGGGCATTTTTATTGCCAAACGGCGCGCCGTGGCCAAGAGCGTTTTTATTGCCAAGCGGCGGCCCTGCCTTTTTCTTAGCGGCGTTATCAATAACATTTTTCCCGTTATCGATAACGCCGCCTAAAACCCAGCCGTCTTTTTTCTTCCACTGCCTGATTTGATTATCTGACACGCCAATCTGCGCTGCTATGTCTTTAAGCTTTATCTTCCCCTCTGCTTTGAGCCATATTTCATGCGCCCTTATCCTCTCTTTGCTTTTCGCCCTGCCTCTTGCCACTACATAACCACCACCGTCCTTAACAAGAAAACCGCTCCTAAATAGAAGCGGTTTTTATCTTACATTATGCTTTTATATATACATTTCTTTCACGCCATACTCAATCTTCCGCAGCGACAAAACACTGCAGTAAATATCACTAATCACACTTTCCAGTGCCCTGCCAAAACCTTTTTGCTCGTCTGGCTCATTGTAGCGGTTGTATAACCTCAAAAGCTCGCTGAACGCCTGCGTACGACGGCTAATCTCTCTAATGCTTTCTTGCATCTTTATGTTGTCGGGCACGTCCACACACTGCTTTTTGCAGCCTTTTAACGATAATACCGGTATTTTATTGCGCTGCGGCAACGGCGTCGGTTCCAGTTCCGGAGGAAATTCTATATCGCAGCTGAAATCTAAAGCCTTAAGTATCTTCCAAAAGCCTGATTGAAAGATTAGCGTATTTGAGTTTACACGAGGCGGGAAAGGCTTGCCCTTGTTGCAATCCTTAAACTTTGTGAAATCAGAGCCCTGCAAAGCAATATAATCCTCACCCCTGACCAGCTTTCCCTTTAAACGCATTAGCACCTCGTCTATTTTACCGCCGCATTTGTCCGTCAGCTTGGCAAGATCGCTCTTCAAAATAACGGGCTTGCCTTTGTGATACTTAATCAGCGGCTGAACTTCAAGGGCTGAAAGGTGGTGAATAATCAAACTGTCAAAATAATGATCTTCTTTCTGCTCCTGAGGTTTCTCTACCGTATACGTTCCCTTCGTGCGAAGCTCGCGGAGAATTTCCTTCACTTTTGTCTTAAACCGCTTCGCTATCGGCTTACGGCTCTGCATGAGGATTTCGTACAACCCGTTTTCCGTGAGAAAATACATTTCACGAGTTTTACCCGCCCAGAACAATTTTCTGGTCAGCTTTTCACTGTCGCCAACCAACTGTACCATCATTGAAACATCAGTATGCCCGAGCTTTTCCACAACCTCTTTCGCCATAAACAGAGGCTTTTCCGCTGTGCCATAAATCGTGAGTTTGCCGCCGCAAATTTCCCAGTGTCCTAATTCCTGCATTTGATTTTCCATTTATATCGTCCTTTCCTAAACCACAAAAGAATGATATAATAGATTTATCAATCCTTTGTGGTTGTGTTGGTAAAGGTTTCGGTTGTCCCTGAACAAGTAACCGAAACCTTTATTTTTTTATATCGGCTTTCAACTTGCTAATCCCCCTCCTTACAGCTTCCATTTTGCTAATATCTTCTTGTGCGCAATATTTGTCTAATATTAATTTGCAAGATTCATCGAGTAAAACTGTTATCTTATAAGGTTTGGGATTATCTGTCGGTCTGCCTGTGCGCGGGCTCATTTCATCACCTCACTTTTAACTGTTTTAATTATATTATTTATAACTGTTAAAAGTCAATACCTTTATTTTTTACCTAAAAGCATTTCTATCCCTCGGCGTATAGCAGCCCCCTTTGTAATATTGCGCTCCCTGCAAAAATCGCACAATTTTTTTTCAGTTTCAAGGTCTAACCTTATGCTATATCGTATATTTTTCGGATTTTCTGCTTTTGGTCTGCCTGTGCGCGGGCTCATTTCATCACCTCACTTTTTGCCACACCTTAATTATAATTATTGCGTGTCAAAAAGTCAATACCTTTATTTTTTTATGCTGCTTAGCCTGACCTAAACAATGTTTAGGTCAGCTTTACCATTCTGTGTTTTCATGATGACCCAAGCATTGTTTGGGTCATCAATTTACCTGCTTGAAGTAAACAATGCTTATCTTATGCTTAGCCTGACCCGAACAATATTTGGGTCAGCTTTGCCATTTTACACTTTCATGATGACCTAAACATTGTTTAGGTCATCAATTTGCCTGCTTGTGCTTTCTTGCCATAAAAAAAGCAGCCTTTTCAGACTGCCTTTTCAATATTATCTGGTTTTCATTATGCGCGCCGCGCGTTCTGGGTCGTCCTTTAAAATTTTAGCAAATTCCTTTATTGTTTCCCATTCGCCGTCAGAGGCTCTCACAGAACGCGCTTTTCTTAGCGTGCCGTCTTGGGCTGCGCGCCGCCGTCCTGCACCTTCTCGCTTGCCGCCGCGACCGCTCGGTTTATTCATTATTCACACCCCACATTTTATAAATAATATAGGCGAACATAATAACGCCAGCCGAAATTGTCAGCCACGTTACTTCCTCCCCCAGCACAGACAGCAGCCACAATACTGCAAGCCCCAAATAACTTTTGTCTACTCTCTTGATTATTTTTTTCATTTTGTTACAATGGACATATAAGGTTGGGGGCGGCTTCCTTGCCTGCCCCGCTTGCCTTTACTACTTAGAGCGTTTTTGTGGTTTTCGTTTGCGGCGGTGAACCCCTGAACGCTCTTTTTGCTTTTCATCATACTCTTTTTTCCATTTCCATATGGCGTAAGCAATGATTATGATATTTTTTACATCTTCCAACCTTATGTCCATTTTCTCCCCCCTTTCTATGATTTAATTATATCATACTTTTATTGATTCGTAAAGCGGTTTTCATAAATAATTTACCTGCAAGTCTTTTTTATAAGGCTTTGCGGGCTTTTTTATTTTAACACTTCGTTTCGGTCTGATTTATATTTGCCGCCTCGTTTGTGGCAGCATGGCTTGAATGGCTGACGCATTAACTCTCTCGCGTCAGCTTTTCGCTTATACGTCATGCAAAGTCTGTCAACATAATAAATATTTTCACGGATACACTTCTGTTTTCTGTTGTATTCGCATGAGCAATTATTGCAATAAACCACGCCTGCCACCTCCTAAACGGCATAGAAAAAGCCGCCCCTCTGGACGGCTTACTTTTTTTTACACGATTTCACATTACTATTTTATCACACTTTTTCAAAAAATGTGTGTATTAAATTCATCAAATTGCATTTAATGCGCTAATTCCAAACAAAATTACTGAAAAATTTTTCAGCGCGCGATTTTTTAAGTTATACACAGACTTTCTTTCGCTGAAATTCATGTCCGCTGCTATATCCGTAACAGACATTTTATCTACATACCACATTTTCAGCACTTTCCGTTCGCGCTCATCCAAACCCGCCAAAAGCTCCTCTATGTGCTTTATCTCCTCGTCGCTCCTTTTCTTAACCTCCTTCCACCTCGACAGCTCAAATATTTCCTGAAACGTATTTACAGGTCTCGCCGCAAATACGCCAGTTATATCGTTTGACGCGGCGCCGATGTCTTTGGGACACGATTGATAAAGTATTCTCTCAATCATAAATTCTGCATGTCCCACTGCTCTGTAAAGGCTCGAATAATGAAAAAGATATTTTTCCGCTTCATCCATGTAATTCATTTTATTTCTCCTATCAAAAAACTGCGCTTTCTCCTTATTTTTTATCTTACTCGCCTATTTCCCCACTAGTTAAAATCTCCGTATTGCCGTCTCATTGCGCGTATGCAAGGTTTTTATTTCTTGTGAATAAAAGTATACCAACAGGCAATTTTAAGTCCCTTAAAATCCACATTACCGCCTTCGTTTTTTTCTATCTCTCATATCTCCCCTCGCTTCCCGCGAGATACTGCTCCAATTCTGCTTTCTTCTCCTCGATTTTATCCGCTGCCAATCGCACGTTTATCTCATCTGCGCTGGCTATGCCGCGCTCAACGAGCATTTCTGCGAGTATCGTCATCATTGCCGAAGCTGTCATGCAGCTTTCCTGCACCGCAAACTGAATTACTTTTTCTAAATCTTTCATCTTCGCGTGCCTGTTCTTTATGTCCATCTTCCCTGTAACTCCTCTCGACAAGTTTATGCAATCTTTTGTACAGAATCCGCGCATATGGCTCGACGAGCCCATGCTGATTACACCTCCAGCTTAACGCTTTTAAAAGTTCTTCTGCTTCGCCCGTGCTCATCTCAAACAGAATTTTCATACTCCTCCCCCCATTTGCGTCGTTTATGTTGTTTTTAATTTTTCAATTCTTGCCTTGACTGCTTCGAGCATTTTTTCCTGACCGATATTTTTCTCTTCCAAGGCTTTCATCACATCTTCATCAATTGTGCCCTCCGCAATCAAGTGATGAATTATGACATTTTCCTTCTGTCCGTGTCGGTGCAGGCGCTTGTTCGCCTGTTGATACAGTTCTAAACTCCATGTCAGCCCGAACCACACGATAATGCTTCCCCCGTACTGTAGATTCAAGCCGTGGCCCGCGCTAGCGGGGTGGACAAGCAGAAGTTCTATTTTACTGTCATTCCAGTCGCGTATGTCTTCCGAAGATTCAAGCGCCCGCGCCCTCGGAAAACGCTTTTTCAGTCTTTCAAGATCGTGCTTGTACCAGTACATGACCATCATGCTTTTATGCGCGTTCGTGTCCGCCAGCTCTGCAAGCGTTTCCAGCTTTTCACTATGAATGCTGATTACGTTTTTCTCGTCGTCGTATACAGCCCCGTTGGCAAGCTGAAGCAATTTATTTGACAGCGATGCGGCGGAGCTGGCAACAATATCTGAATTGGCTACCTGCAAAATATACTCTCGCTCAAATTTACGGTAGCGCTTCACTACGTCGTCGGACAGCTTTACTTTGATAAAATTGCGAGTTACGCGCGGCAGGCTGAGATAATCCTCACTTTTCATGCTGACGCTTATGTCAGCTATTTTTTTATAAATCTCCCGTTCTGCGTTTTCTTTAGGAACCCAGTCGTAAACTATATGCCCGTTCGCGCGGCCTTGGTCGAAATACTTTTTTCGGAATGACGTGATGTTTTTCCCCAAACGCTTGCCTCGGTCAAGCAGATAAATCTGACTCCACAGGTCCATAATTCCGTTCGGCGCGGGCGTGCCTGTAAGCTCGACGACTCGTTTTGCCCGCGGCCGCACTTTTTTAAGCTCTTTGAATCTCCGCGCCGCATGAGATTTAAAGCTGCTGCTCTCGTCAATCACTATCATGTCAAAATCCCATTTCCTGCCGTAGTACTCTACAAGCCATGCTACATTTTCACGATTTATTATATAAACATGGGCTTTTTCGTTCAGTGCTTGTACACGCTTTGCTTCACTGCCTAAGACCTTCGCCATTTTCAGGTACCTCGTATGCTTCCACCGCGCCGCTTCATCCGTCCAAGTACTGTCTGCTACCCGAAGCGGCGCTATTACAAGAACCTTCTGCACGTCGAAATAGTCGTGCATTAATTCCGTTATCGCCGTCAGCGTGCTTACGGTCTTGCCAAGCCCCATGTCCAGCATCAAAGCTATCGCCGGCGTGCTGATTATCCGCTGTATCGCGTATCGCTGGTAAGGCCGCGGTATGAATTCAATCGCCAATGTCTTCCCTTCCTTCGCCGCGGTATGAATTCAATCGCCAATGTCTTCCCTTCCTTCGCCGAAATATGCCGCCAAAAACATTTCTATCTTCCGCTCGGAATCAATCTGCCAAACAGGACAGCCGCATTTTACAATCTGCTTTGACCTGTAAAGCTGAAGCCGCCGCATTTTTTCGCCCGGCTTTTTCACCTCGGCAAAAACGCACTTTCCTCCGCCGGTAAAAACGATTCTGTCAGGTACGCCGTTTTTCCCCGGTGAAACAAACTTCCAGACCATGCCGCCGCATTCCTCAATTCTTTTTTTGAATTTCGCTTCAAGTTCTTTTTCCAGCATTTTTCGCATCCCCCTCAATTTTCATATTTTAGGTGTGTCTGTGTTCACCGAAATTTTGTTGCCAAAAATATATAATATGCGATTATAGAATTTATAGAATCTATATATACCCCTATATGCGTATATATACCTATATTCTTATATTCTATATTTATATAGATAATTAAGAACACAAGGAACACAGTACATTATAACCCCACGTCGGATAAGGCTTCGCGGCGTGTTCGTAAGCGTGTTCGCAATAGCCGCCGTTACGAACACGGACACGATGCAATTTTTTCCCAGCAGACACACCATCACCGTAATTTTATCTAATACGAACACGCTATACGGCCTTACAGACACCCTAATCTTGCCTTACATAACATTTTTGAGCTCCGTAAAAATCGCCAAAACGCAATCTCCCAGTTTTGCTTTTAGGCTTCGTCCACCCTTTAACCTGCCGCATAACTTCGTTGATTTCGCGCCTGTCCTGCGCAGGGAACCTCTTTATGTCTCCGCCTAAAAGTTCACACCATATTTCCAGCGCACATACCCTTTCCCGCTTAATCGCGCCTGTCATGTCAATATCGAAGCCGTCGCCTTGTATAAATTCGCGGCGCGTCCCCACATCAAGCTCATACCAGTTTTTCGGCAGCTCTTTTTCAAGGTATTCCTGCACGGGACCTAAGAGAGGGCTGTCTTCCGTATGCTGCCGCTGAACTATCTTCGCAGTTTTCTCCATCTCCTTCCCGATAAACAGGCGCTCGCCGCCGTTCCACGCTGCGACGGCTTCCGCCCATATCTGGTCAATGACAGCGTCTATATCCTCCGCCCACAGGTCTTTCTTTCGCGCTCCGCCTACGACAACAGGCCAGAAACGCCTGCTGCCCGTGCGGTCTTTTAAAAAGCTTTCCTCGTTCGTCGTGCCGATAAAAATGCACTGTCGCGGGAAAACGCGCGTATGTCTGCCGTATGCAACTCGGTAGCTGTCTTCCTGCTTTGAGATAAACGCTTTTATAGCCTCGACCTCAGATTTTTTTATCGCCGCAAGCTCGGGCATTTCCATAATCCACGCGCCGCGGAGCTGTTCAAAAGCCTCTTTGCCCTGCACTGTTGTAAGGCTGTCAGAAAACCAGTCTTTGGCAAGCTTTTTGCAAAGATAGCTCTTGCCTTCGCCTTGCCTGCCAACGAGCACCAGCATATTGTCAAACTTCACACCCGGCTGCATTATCCTGCCGACCGCGGCAAGCAGAGATTTCCGCGTTGCTGCCCTGACAAAGGGCGTGTCCTCCGCGCCGAGGAAATCCACAAGTACAGTATCCAGCCGTTTTTCTCCGTCCCATTCAAGACCGTTTAAATATTGCCTCACCGCATGAAATGCGAGATTGTTGGCGATGTTTTGCACTTCATCTTCCAGCTTTTTCACATTGTCTATGTTGTAGAATGTTTCGAGATGGTAGCGGAGTGCGGCGTCATCGCCGTCAGTCCAAAACCTTCCGCGCTCACTCGTCCGCCACGGCAAATTTCTCAGCAGTACAATCCTGCCCGAAAATTCTTCAAAGGCAAAGCTTTCTTTCAGCCCTGCGTCATTTTCAAGTATCAGGCGCATGTTGTACCTGCTCTCAATAATTTTGCCGCTTTTGGCATCGCGCTTCAGCTCACCCAGCCAATCTGCACTTTCGTCTTCAAATTCCATCTGCGCTTCTTCAAGCTGCTCCTTGCCCATCAAAATTTTTACCGCCTTATCTTCGGCGGCAAATTCGCGCATTGCCTTGTAGCTCGGCATTTTGCCGACAGGCGTACCGTATTCTGCGTCCTCATCAAGCGCGCCAAATTTATGTATGCGCACAAGGTCAAACGCATTTACCAGCTTTAAACTGCACGGGTCTGTCGCATGATGGGAGTATAAAAATTTGTCGTCATATACGACCGCACCGCCTGACGATGAACCATGAAGGTAAGTATACCTGTCATCGCTCCTGCATTCTTCGTACACATCGGGCAAAAATTTTTCAATCGCCTCCTGCACCGTATACGTTCTGCAGAAAGCTCCGATGACGCCTTTTTTCGTCAGCGGATCTTCCTGCTTTTTTATTTCCCGCTTGATTATTTCATGCGTCCTTGACGACACTGGCCATGCGCTCTGGTCCTGCCAGTCGTCGTAGCTATTTAAAACCTCGTCAGCGTCAAGCCATTCGCCGTCTTTGTATTCAAAGAAAAATTGTGCGTCCTTGGCAGTGCTCGGCCAGTACATCAGCCGATGCGGCTGGTACGTTGTATCATCGAAAATGTCTATGCCAATGTCGGAAGCGATTTTTCTTGAAACAGCTTGGTATTCGTCAGGTGTTACGGCGCGGCTCAGCGGCAGCACAAGCCGCAGGCGCGGCTTTTTTTCGCTGTGCTTATGAGTTGAATAAGCACATACTGCCACGTCGCCTAAAAAAAGTTCTAGACTATCCCACAGCCCTTCGGCAGCAAAGTCCGCATCCAAGGTAACTATCTGCCGCCATGCCGCATTTTCAGCAAGCCGCCTGCCGTTTTTTAAAGGACCGCCGACAAAGCCGCCGACGTCTTTTATCTCATCCTGCTTCTTCTTGGAGAGCTTTAAAAATTCGGCCATGGTTTCGCCCGTGCGCTGCGTTTTGGACAGCCTTTTCACCAAATCCGACCATAACATTTTTTTGTTGTGCCATGCCTTGGCAAATCTCGATTGGCCGACGGCGATTGTTATCTCGCCGTCGTGCTTTAGCTTAAAATTATTCTTTTCTGCCGGTATCATGACGCACCGCCTTTATACCGCCGCGCTGACAATCGCCGGCAAATATTTTTTTCTTACGTCGGACGTGCCTATTTTCAGTCCTGTCCTTTCAGCCCATTCGACAACCTCCGCATTTATCGCCGAATTTTCGCGCACTGGCCGGTTATACCGTAGCTTTGCCTGCACTAGAATATCATTTTGTATTTCAAGGCATGCGGCAAGGCGGCCCTTGTCATCAGCAACAAGCACAATTTGAAGTTTGCCGCTTACCATTCTTCCAGCGTAGCTGTAAACGCAGTTATGAAGGTCAGCCCCCGCATTTTTTAGCTCTAGCGATGTCTCAGGCAGGAAGAACTTTACTAAATCCTTTTGCATTAAAAGCCGGCGTTTTATGCTGTCTGGCACTTCGAGGCTGTAGTCTTCTTCCCGCCGCTTTTGCAGCTCCTTAGAAAGAAAATTGTGCAAGTCTTTAAACTTAACGTCTTTCAGCTTTTCACGCGTTTTGGGGCCAATCATGCCGTACATCCGCCTGATGTCATCCCCCATCGGGTCTTTTATTGAAGCATAGCATCTGTGCGGCAGCATCACACTTATGTTCATATCCATAAGCCTGAGTACCGCGCTCATGCCATACAGCTTCGCCATTGCAGCGTAAAAGCTGCATTTGCTTTTAAAATTGCCGTTCAAGAAACGATTTTTCAATAGTTCAAATATTCTTTTTGTGTAATTGACGTCGCTGCTTATCGAGAATGCCGCTGACAGGAGCGGTGCAGCAAAGATGTTTTCCGACAATATCTTTCTTACTGTTTTTGTACTTGGAAGCGCGAATTTTTCAGCTACGCCGTCTATGCAATTATTGTACTTTCTATAAAATTCGAGCTCGTCAAACATCTTCTGTTCCTTCGCAAAAAGCCCAAACTTTTCTTTTAAGAACCCTGCGCCATTTTTGAATTCCTTAGGCAAATTCGGCGCGTCGGTAAACACTATTCGATGCGCGATATTTAACAGCGGCACAAGCATTCTGCCATATACCCCGCCACAGGAGGCGTACATAGTTTTTACCTTATGGTCAACGCTTTCCCCCAGTTTTCTTGCGACAGCTTCGCGAAGCGTTCTTAAAATTTTGTCAAGCTTTTTGCGGTCTGCGCTGTCGATTGCTTCAGGTTTTAAAAATCGCAGGCAGCTTTCGTTGAAAAGTCTATCCTTTTCTTCCGAGAACAGCGTGCCAATTTCAAACTTTGTCTTTACGCAGTTGTTAATGTATTGCCGAAATATTGTCTTGCGTTGTCTTATGTCAAAATGAAATGTTTCTTTTAATTTCACTTTGCGAAGCAAATCGCCCGTGAAAGTGGCAGCATCGGTATAAATGCTCAAAAGCACCATATTTTTTAACTCTGTAACTCGTATTGTCAGGTTAAAGACAATATATTCACTTGAGTACATTTGCAGCATTACGCCATACTCGCCGGATTTTTCGTACATGCCGTGGATTCGGCCGCATTTAGGGCAGACTACTTTTGAATCGGCGAACCCTCTCATCGAGCCGAGATACGGCCACACAACGCTAAATGTTGCTTTGCAGTCAGCACAGCAGTAGACGGGCTTCGCCACGCCGGTGCTAATGTAATTTTTTGTGTCATAGACAGCGTAAGCAGAAAATAGCTTGTCTATATAAATTGATGCTAATTGTTTCATTTTTCCGCACCCCTATTCCAAAAAATCCATATCATCTGCATCGTCTCCCGCATCTGCCGTCGGCTTTGCTTTTTCTTTTGCCTTCAGCGCGCGCTTCTTTTTAGGCTTTTCTTTTGCAGGCGGCTCAGCAGGCTTTGCTTCCGCT